AGATAATGTACTTGATGCATTCTATGATGCTATCCGTACCAATTCATTAGACCGTCTTCATATTCCTCACAGTGATGTATTCTATGTGCGTACAGCATTAGATGCTAAGTTCTTCCCACGTACCTTCACACTGAAAGAGACTGAAGACTATATGCGCTTAGAGGGATGGACAGAAAGAAATGAGTGATGGAACTCTATACCTTTTTTGTATTCTTCTCCGTGATCGTAATGCCGGACGGAGAACTTAAATCATTCTCTAAGCATGTGACAGAGTGTCCTGCTATGGAGACTGTACTAGAAATGCATCAGCCTAAGATGGATAGCGGTGAGATTGCAGACTGGGCAGCTACGTGCCTAACAACAAAACTCCCACTCAATGTACCAGAAGGATTGAAGACGTAACATGGCTATACCTGAAAGAGTAAAGACAAAGATGAAGGAAGAGGGGCTGTCCGGCGTTAACAAGCCAAAGCGTACTCCTAATCATAAAACTAAGTCACACTGCGTAATGGCTAAAGAAGGTGACACATATAAATTCATTCGCTTTGGACAGCAGGGCGTATCCGGTGCTGGGAAGAACCCTACATCCGCAAAGGATAAGGCACGTAAGAAATCATACTACGCACGTCACAATGCGCAGGGTAAGCCGACCAGCAAGCTGTCAGCGAAGTATTGGTCACATAAAGTTAAATGGTAAAGGAATAAACGATGTCTGGTGAAAAACAAATGTCTGCTTCTGAAAGGGGCGAACTATACGATGCTCTACGTGGTATTCAAACAGGTACAATGGATCGTGCCGCAATTAAAGAGATACAAAGTCGCTTAAAGAGTAAATACCCAAACACCTACGGTACTGTGCGTAAAGAGTTAGGTAATCAATTATCTAAGACATCTAATAGCAAAGGCAAAGCTATTACTAAAAAAGATGTACCTGTAATAGCTATTTCTGTGGGCGTAGGTAAAATGAAAAAACCCGAAAAGAAAACTAAGATGATGCGTGGTGGTATGGCTAACGGCAAAGAGCATATGTATTCAGCAGGTGGTGTAGTCAACGATGGCCTTAAAGCATTGAAGGCTAGTGGCCCTAAAGGGCAAGAAGCCTACAAGAAGATCACAGGTAAGTAAGATGGCTCCTCGTGCGCCTACAAAACGTAATTATAAAAAAGAGTACGCTAACTACCAAGGTAAACCTGCTCAAAAGGTTAATCGTGCTAAACGTAATGCTGCACGTACTATAGCGAAAAAGAATGGTGCTAAAGTAGCAGGTAAAGACGTAGCACATAAGAATGGTAATCCTCGTGATAACCGACCTAATAACCTAGCGGTAAAAACACCTGCACAAAACAGATCATACGCACGTACTCGTACAGCACGTAAACGTAATCCTTATGCATAAGGTAGAAGCTGACATACGCAAGTGGTCACATGAATTTCTTGAAGTACCTAATGAGAAACTTAATGGACTACCGCCGTGTCCCTACGCAAAACAGGCGTGGCTAGACAACAAGGTTGTATTTAGCATAAACACCGGGGTAGATGGACTAGCTAAAGAAGTATCCGACTTTGAGTCTCATGATTATGATATAGTTGTATGGGCTAGTCAGTATCTACCAGACATGGAATACCTAGACGGATGGTGTGATGGCGTAAACGAAGCCATGTCCATTGCAGGTAAAGATATGCACCTTATGGTGTTTCATCCAGACTACGATGCTGAAGAGGCAGGTCTGGACTTTTTAGTTGCTGAAGATGGTGTAGTAGATGAAAGCCTAGTCTACTGCATGGTATTTGTACAAAGGCTATCTACCCTAGACGATGCCGCATTAAGCTTGGAGAAGTCTGGGTACTATAAACACTTCCCAAAGGATGTGTATCAATCATTAGTTATAGACAGACGGAGATTAAGAAATGGCTGACACAACAAAACAAATGGCTGCGTTAGAAGATTTAGCAGCAAAACTTGGATTTACCCTAAAGAAAAAACCTGTACCTAAAAAGAAAATGATGCGTGGCGGTGTAGCAGCTAAGACAGCACCGAAGCGTATGCGTGGTGGTGGCATGGCTAAGATGGCATCAAAGAAGATGATGCGTGGCGGGGCTGTGAAAAAGAAATGAGGAAGAAACTCGTTTATTACTTTGCATTGGCATTGCTTAATGTCGGTAAGCCGTTTACCCGTATCGGTAACTGGTTCTGGAAAAAGCACAGAGATGTGCTAGACTGGAATGAGTAATGCCTGTACTTGCTGGAGGCTCAAAGTTTCGTACTGAAATTGTAGAACTGTCTACAACAAACAAGACAACTGTGTACACTGTACCTGCAAACTTCTCTTCCCATTTAGAGAACTTGTTTGTAAGTAACAACCACACAGGTAATGTGACTTTGAGTTTGTTTTTATTTCACGCTATTGATAACACAGAATATACCCTGCTCACTGCACATAATATTACTGGCGGTTCATATGAGTCTATCTTTACAGTAGACAGACCTTTGTATTTACAGTCTGGTGATATTATCAAATGCACAGCAGGTACAGCAAGCAAGCTAGTTGTTACCACAGCATGTGAAGAATTTTTTGATCCAAATTCGTAGGAGATAGGAGATGGTACGTGTCCCTAAAAAACCCCCCGCTAAAAAGAAAACCACACAAGTTAGAGCGAAAAAGAAACCGACTGGAAAGGTTAGCCTTTCGCAAGGGGGTGCGCCTAAAAGCAAGTCAAGAGTTAATGAAGCTGGCAACTACACTAAGCCCGGAATGAGAAAGCAACAGTTCAGTCGTATCAAGGCGGGTGGTAAGGGTGGTAATCCGGGTCAGTGGTCTGCACGTAAAGCGCAGATGTTAGCTAAAGCATACAAGGCTGCTGGTGGTGGCTATAAATCTTAGTGTAGTCATGTTCTGTGTTATTTCTGCAAATGCAGTAGAAGTAAGTGTAGCGGTACATGATGCACATAAATGGATGTCTAGCTGTCATGTAGCTGTAACAGAACATGGGTTTAGTAATCCTGATGCGAAATGTTTCTGCGTTGGAATGGATAAAGAGAATGAGTGATACAAAAAAGCCTGTAGCCCTGAGTATCAATGAAAATAGTTTTGAACTTATACTGAGGATATTAGGCAATGAGTTCATTGCTATTCGTATAGGGTCAACAAACTTTAGCGGTAAACTAATAGCTGGTAGCATTCTTCTGTTGTTCTTTACCTTTATGCTGTTAGAAGTATTCGGACTGTCTAGGGTATTGGGTATTGAGTAATGCCAACAAAGCTAAGTGAAAATACTGAGGTTGCGTTACCGCTACGTAACATTATAAGTATGGTGGCTGCTGCATCTGTAGCAACGTGGGCATACTTTGGTATTATCGAAAGACTAAACCAATTAGAAACTAACATCACCATGATGAAGTCAGACTTAGAACAGAACACAGAGTTCCGTATTAAGTGGCCTCGTGGTGAAATGGGCAGCTTGCCAGCAGACAGCGAACAGTTCATGCTTATTGAACACATAGCTAGTGAACTAGAAAAATTACAGAATGAGATAGAAGGCGGTAAAGCACCATATGATCAACAGCAAAAACTAACACTAGAGTTTTATGAGAAGCGTATCACAAGTTTAGAAGAAAACATAGAGAAGTTAAGAAACGGCAATGATTGAACTTACTTTTGTATTATTGCTAACTATGGGTAGTGAAAAGGTAGAGTACACCCCGTATCAATCTTTATCACAGTGCCTGTCAGTAAGACGTAAAATAAAAAGAAACACAGGCCCGACCCATAATTTTGATCAGAAGTGGTCTTGCAAAGAACTTACAGTTAAAATAGATGAAGGCACTGGCAGCATTTTACAAATTATAGAATAGTAACTTAGGAACCAACCAACATGATTGCCGAAACCCTCGCAGGTATAGCACTTGTGAAGAGTGCCGTAGATGGCATTAAAGGTGCTATTAACACCGCCAATGATATAAGTGATATAGCTGGTCATATAGATAATCTATTTGCTGGTGAAAAACAAGTACAGCAGGAACGTGCTAAAAAAGCTGGCGTTGGTATAACAGACCAGTTTGGTGTAAACAATGTAGCACGTGATGTTATTGATGCTAAGATAGCAGC